GCCGCATAGTGCTCCTCGTCCGTTCGCTGATACCGTTCCTTGCGTCCGTCGTAGTAGTACTCTCGAACGCGGTACCATTTTCCCTCACAGAGGCCCCAGAGTCCGGCCGAAGTCGGGTTTAAGGTGCCGTAGTCGCAAGAGATAAGGTACTCCTCGTAATCGCGAGGCACGGAAGGGACTACATGATAGTCCTTATTAAACATTGTATATATCAAGCCCTCGGCGACGGTCCAGAGACCGCGGATATACCGGTCGTAGAACACGCCGGAGTACATACCCTCGTATCGGGCTTTGATTTTCTCGTCAAGGCTGAGGTTGTCGTCCATCGTAAAATGCAGATAGAGCATATTGCGCTCCGCTGCTTTACGAATCCACTCTTTATAAAACCAATGGCCCGGAGACTCGGGGTTGCAGTTAAACCAAAACTTGGACCCGGAGACCGAGCAGCGCGCCATAGCCTGCTCTACGAAGGAGCGGGGCATAAGAGCGACCTCATCGAAGAGGACTCCTGCCAGAGTAATGCCCTGAATAAGGGTGTAGCTGGATTCGTCCCGACCTCCGAAGAGGTAGTAGGTATTAGAGCGATTGCCGATAGTGACGACCATTTTATTCTCGCTGCGGCGCTCAGTAACCTCGAACATACCCTCAAGCCATGTGGGAATATGTACGATAACATTACGCCGGAGCGCTTCAATCGTGCGGCCGCAGATAGCGAAGTTCTGTTTATCAAAGCTCGCCATGCTCCACATGATAAAGCCGATAGCCATTGAGACCGTCTTGCCGGAACGGATTGACCCATCGCAGATAAGGCCGTCTCTATTCTGGTGTTCCGGTTTCGTCCACCAGAAGAGGGTCGCGTTCTGCCGAGGACTGAAGCTCTGGTATTGCACTCAGGTCAACCTCCTTTCCAGCAGCGTGAATCGCCTCGAAGAAGTTGGTCTCCTTCGCATCAGACGACTTAATTGCCTCGTTAGCTGTATATTTGTCAATGACGATACCCATAGCGGTAGCAAGCTGATTGACTGTCGCGGCGGCGAGCTTGTCTTCGTCGCCCATTGCCGCAAGCAGCTTGTCAATCAGTCCGCAGACGTCATTTTTCTTAGAATCCATAAAGGCCAGAACACTCGCCGTGTTCTCCTCTTTTTTATGCGAGATTTTTTGCGCGAGATTTTTATCTCCGTTCAAAATACTGCGAATCAAGTAGGGAGAGACATGATATTTCTCTGCGAGCTTTCTCTGTGACGTCCCGCCTTCGACATATTCAGCTATAATCTTTTTTCGTTGCTTGTCGGTTAGCTTAGCCACATTCTCCCTCCTCGTTAGTTCTTGCTAACCTCCGTTCATAATAATAGACGGAGCACTGCACCGGAGGCCCGCACAGTGCTCCGCCAGCGTTTAGCAGAAGGAGACAACCGCTAAACGCAGAAAAAGCCGGACTCTTCATCCGACTTTTTCATCATATATTATATCGCATGTTCGGCGTGAATTAAAGCGCTTTCGGTAAAAATTGTGAGAGCTTTTTTATGAAGAGTCATAGTCCAGCGGAAAGTGATGTCAAGCCGTACCGCGATTTCCTCCCACTTGAGGTACTTAAGATACCTCATCTCTAACAGAGCATTAAGGGTCGGGTCGGTAACTGCCTGATTGATGGCTCTCCCGATTTCCAACTCAATGGCCGCAAGCTCGTAGATTTCCGCTTTGATTTCCGACTGCAAATCAACGATAGCGCAAGCGGCGTCCTCGACCTTCTTCGATGGAGTAGAAGAGAATGCAGCAACCGGCTTAATCTCAGCCGTGATAGATTCGGCTCTGCGAATCCACTCGTCGATACGCTCCTCCTTAACCTTTATTCGTTCTTTGGACCTATACCCTCTGTTGAGGAAGTCCTTTGCTTCCTGTATTGTCATTTTGATACCTCCTTGATTCTGGCTTTCAAAGCCTCGAGGCAAGCGTTCTGCCTTACCTCCTTCGGCGCGAGTATGTCGTCTAAGACACGGTAGTCATAGGTGTCCTTCATCAGGATATGGTGAATCAGGACCGTTTTCTTTTGCCCCGGACGGTGCAGCCGCTTATTTGCCTGCTGGTAAAGCTCAAGACTGGTAGGAAGTCCGTACCATATCGCGATATGACCTCCCGCCTGCAAGTTCAAGCCGTGACCCGCGCTCGCGGGGTGAGCAAGCATAATCGGAATCTTGCCCGCATTCCAGCGGACGACTGCGCCGTCGTCTTTAATGTCTACCGCTTCCGGGTACCGCTCCATAATTCTGTCGCGCTCATGCCGAAAGGCGTAGAACACCAGAACGGGTTGACCGTTCGCTTCTTCGATAAGCTGGTCTAAAGCCTCGAGCTTGCAGTCGTGCAGGACCTTGACGTTACCGTTCTCGTCATAGGCCGCGCCTCCCGCAGCCTGCAAGAGCTTATTCGTCAGGACCGCAGCGGTCGGCGCGTCGATGTCGCCGTCCGCGAACGGGAGAAGAGTGTCTCGCTCAAGAGTCTTATAAAGCTCCATCGCCTCCGGGGTAAGCTCGAACTCACGACGAAGAAAAAGCCGGTCCGGTAGCTGCAAGTAATCCGCCGCGTTCATACTGATACAGAGCTTACCGATTTTCTCATAGATAAGGTCCTCCGCACCGTCTTTCGGTTTCCATGAGAAAATGGTCGTAGCGTTCCGCTTATCCGGGACGAAGTAAGTATCGCGGTACCCCATCAGGGTTTTGCCGAGAGCCTTACCCTCGTCAAGCAAATACATCTCCGGCCAGAGGTCAAGCAGTCCGTTCGGCGACGGCGTGCCGGTAAGACCGACAATCCGCTTGATATACTTCCGCACCTTTTTCAAGGCCCGGAAGCGCTGCGCCTTACTGGACTTGAAGCTCGAGAGCTCGTCGATGATAACCATATCGAAAGGCCACTTGCTTTTGAAGTAGTCCACAAGCCAGACGACATTCTCGCGATTGACGATATAAATATCCGCCTCCCGCTCACAAGCTGCGATACGCTCAGCCTTCGACCCGAGAATCAGCGAGAGCTTCAGGTGTTTCAGGTGGTCCCACTTCTTGACCTCAGGCGGCCATGTCTCCTTTGCCGGTTTCAGCGGGGCGATAACAAGGACCTTGCTCACAGCAAAGTAGTCGTTCAGGAGCTTGTCCGCCGCGCTCAGGCTTGTTACCGTTTTCCCCATACCCATATCCAGTAAGAGCCCCGCCTCGGGGTTGTCGAGAATAAACTTCTCCGCGAAGTCCTGATAATAGTAAGGTTTATATTCCATCGGCTTTTAGCCTCGCTTTCAAATCCTCCATATCGGAGATACGCCAAACGGTACAGCCGAGCCCCTCTAATGTCGCGATGACCTTTTTCTGCCTGATACTCAAACCGTCACTCAGCCCCGGCCGCTTGACCTCTATAAAAATTATTCGTCCCCCCGGCAATATCGCAATTCGGTCAGGCACCCCCGGAGCTCCCGGGGACACCCACTTGTACGCTTTACCGCCGAGGGACTTGATATACTCACAGAGCTTTCGCTCAAAAGTGCTTTCATACATAAAATCCCTCCTTTAGGTAGTCGAGTAGCGCGTGTAACAAAGATTCCCTATATATACATGTAATGCGAGGGGGCGACGGGATTGCGTCGAGTGTCCCTTTACTTTTTCAAAAAATGTTTTTAAGATTTTTCGACTACCAGTACTACCAAGTAGCTAAAAGCATTGATATATAAGGCTTTTTCGAGGTAGCAGAGTAGGTAGCACTTTGTTGCAAGTAGTTCTCAAAGTGCTACCTTTGTTGCAAGTGCGCTTGTACGACCTACCCTCTAACGAAAAAAGTTGGCCTTTCAAGTGCTACCTTTGCTACCTCAGACCTCTTTCACGAAGCCCCTCTGCCTGCCGTAAATTGCTCCGCAGTTGACGGAGGTGGACAACCGCCAGCCCGGAATCATGCGCAGGAGCCCGATAATCTCGCGGGCTTGAGTCTGCGAATAGCTCTTCGGGTCGCCCTTGAAAAGCTCCTGCCAGACCTCAAGCGCGCAGACCTTTGTTCTCGGTACGGTACCATTACGCTCCTCACCGAAGCCGCCGCTCCAGAACATAAGACGCTTTTCGAGGTCCCAGTCGTCCCAGCCCTCGGGCAGCAGGACTTCAAGGAAGTTCTCGATAAGGCCGAGCTTGCCGTTCGCTTCGGTGTGGTCGGCCTGCACCTTGCGGGCCATCTCTTCGACCGCTCCGTCAAGATACCAAGTCTCGCCGGCCTCGTAGTAGGTCACGGCCTCGGCCCATATCTGGTCCACGATAGAAGCGGTCAGCTTGTCTCCGAGAGTTTTACCCGCGTCGGTAACGACGACCGGCCAGAAACGGCGGGCGCCGGTAGGGTCACGCAGGAACTCCTCGTCATTCGTGGTACCGAAGAAGGCGCATTGTCTCGGGTGGCACTGCGTGCGGCGAGCGTATGCCGCGCGGTAGTTGTCTTCCTGTTTGGAGACGAACTGCTTAATCTGCTCGACCTCAGCCTTACGGGTTGCGGCCATTTCAGAGAGCTCGATAATCCAAAAGCCCTGAAGCTGCTCGTAAGCGTCCTTACCGGACATGGTATAGAGCGAGTCCGAAAACCACTCTTTACCGAGCTTCTTCAAGGTCGTGCTCTTGCGGCAGCCCTGAGGACCGATAAGAACGAGCATGTGGTCGTGCTTGCAGCCCGGAGATAAGATTCTCGCAGCCGCGCCGATAAGCGCCTTGCGGGTTACCGTCCTCGTATACCGGGAATCCTCGGCGCCGAGGTAGTCGATGAAGAGCGTCTCGCAGCGTTTCTCGCCGTCCCAGATAAGGCTCCGCAGGTACTCGCGCACCGGGTGCCTCGTGATGTCAGCGAGCGCAAGGTCAACACCTTCTCGGGTCTTCGGCATGGAGTCGATTTTGTAGTCCTTCTCAAGGATGTTGTGAACGCCGGCGTCGTCAGTGTCGTCCCACGAGCGAGGCTTTGCGTCAGCCTTTCTCCAAGGAAGGTCCCCGCAGACCATAGGCCGCTCCATGAACTCGTCCCAGTAGAAGGTCCCCTTAAAGCGAGGGTCATTCTTCACGATGATACGGATATTCTCGACCGTGGTCGCTGCGTGTCCTGTCTTCGGGTTTACCTCAAGCTGCGAGACCCAATTCATATCAGGGGCCTCGTCGCCCTCGCCGAAGAGCTGGACGATGTAGTCGAGCTGCTTGCTTTGCAGCTCCTTCATAACGCTCTCGCAGTTAGTCTCAATCCACTTACACATATTCTTATAGGAAGGAAGGTTGTTCGCCGCGGTGTTTGCGGGTTTCCCTTCATCGTCCTTACCGAACATGTGAATGCGAACGAGGTCGAACGCGTTGCAGAGCTTGCCGCAAGTCGGGTCTGTGCTGTGGTGGCTGTACGCAAAGCGGCCGTCCTCATAAATAACGAGACCGCCGGAGGTCGAGCCGCCCTTATAGGTATAGCGACCGTTTTCGCCCTTGATGTAGACGTCGGGCAAGAAGACCTCGATTGCGTCCTCAACGGAGTACGTGCGGCAGAACGCGCCGACGATACCGTCTTTTGCGGTCGGGTCTCCTTGCTTGTCAGCGAGACGCCGAATCGTGCCGGACTTCCTACTTGACACGGGCCACTGAGTCGGGTCTTTCCAGTCTGCGTACCTCGCGAGCTGCTCGTCAGCGTCCAGCCACGGGCCGTCCTGCACTTCATAACGGAACTCGCCGTCAGAGGAGGCGCTCGCCCAGTACATGAGCCGATGGGGCTCATAGGTGGTATCGTCGCACATGTCAATACCGATGTCACCTGCAATCCTGCGGGCAATAGCTTCGTACTCCTCAGGAGACACGGGTCTCGAAAGAGGAAGCACAAGACGAAGCCTCGGAGCTTTCGCTGTATGGCTATGAGTGCTGTAGAGCACCGCAGCGCAGCCCAGAATCAGCTCAACTGTAGGCCAAGGGTCTTCGCCGGCCGTGATAGAGTCCATGTCGAGGGTGATAAGCCGACGCTGTAAAACGGCGTCGATTTTACGGCGGCCGCCTTTCAGAGTACCGCCGACAAAGCCGCCGACGTCCTTCGCGTTGTCGCGCTCTTCCTTCGGCATACGGAAGTACTCTTGCTGGGTCTCCTGCGTCCGGGTCACACGGCCGAGCTTATCAACGAACTCAGACCAGAGCATTTCTTTAGTTTTCCAGCTTGCCGAACGTCGCGAGCTACCCGTCGCAATCGTTATCAAGCCGTCGTATTGAAGAGTCGGCATTAAAAGGTACCGGCTCTCGTTACTACTCTCGTGATACCCGCGTTCTTAATCATGCGGTCGCAGATATTACACGGAGCGGGGTCAATGGTTTCATCGAGGCATGCGAGGTAAAGGGTAGCACCCCGCATTGACCGCCTCGGTGCGCTGATAATCGCATTCTGCTCGGCGTGAACGGCGACGCAGGTCCCATACTGGTCCCCGTGGCGGGCCGCATGCTCGTCGATAGGAGTGGAATGCTCTCGGCAGTAGCACTTCCCGACGTCGCAGCAGTTGGCCTCACCTCTGGGCGCGCCATTGTAGCCGGTCGCGATGATTTCGTCGTCTGCGACAATCACGGCCCCGTACTGCCTGCGAAGGCAGGTAGAGCGGGCCGCGACGGCTTTTGCGATATTCAGATAGTAGTTGTCTTTGTCTATTCTCATTCAGTCTCACCGTCCCGATTCCAAGATTCGATGTCGACGCCGATTTCCTTCAGCTTGTAGGTGTTGAGCCAGATATTGTCGTCCTCGTCCATTTCATACCTTTTAATGAGGTCGAAGTACTCAGCCTTGAAACGGTCGTAAAACCGTCTCAGACGCTTCTCACCGAAGCCATACTGCGCGTGTAACTGCCAAAGTATAATGGCGTCGATTTCGTTCGCGTGTTTACGGCTGTACTCTGCAAGCTGTCTCTGGATTTCGAGATTCATAGCCTTGCGCTCGGCGGCGGTAAAGTCAGCGCCGTAAACTTTACCGCCAGCCTTTTTTACCCGCACGACTATCTTCCGCTGCTGCCGAAGGCCCCAGCCCCTCGAGCAGCGCCCTCGTCGTAGGTGAACTCAGGGATAACGACCGGCATAATCACGAGCTGGCCGATACGGTCGCCCTTCTTGATGTCGTAGCCGTCGCCCCCGACATTCGAGACGATAGCATGAACTTCTCCGCGATACCCGGAGTCGATGGGCGGAAGCTCGCACACGATACCGCGAGCGCTCAGGCTGCTGCGAGGAAATATGTACCCCACGTAGCCGTCAGGCAGTTCCAGACCGAAGCCGAGAGGCAGCTTGTAGACCTGCCCCGGATAGATAGTCTGGTCTCTGGGGCTGAACACATCCGCGCCCGCGTCGTTATCATGCGCTCGTACAGGAGCGGGACCGTTGAAGTCAATCAGCTTAATTTTCATCTCGCACCTCCATACAGAGCGGAAAATCCCGCTCGAGAATATCATGCGGCGTAAGGTCGGACGTCAGCGGAGTGCCGCAAGCCATCTTACCTTCAAGGCACTTGCCCTTCATGCAGAAGGGGCCGGTCGTCTCAGGAGAGAAGAGAGCCGGAGCCAGCTCGTAAAGCTCCTCCCAAAGGCGGAGCATAACGTAACGAGTCTCGGCGGTATTGCGCCGACAAGTTCTCTGGCTTATCATGTGCTTCCACTGATAAGGCGTCGCGCTGATAATCAGAACGTTTCTCAGGCCCTGCGGAGCCAGATAGCCGGCAGAGTCGTTGTCCACGCCGTACTCGACGAGGAGCTTGTACTTCCGCATAGCGTCCTGACACTGGGAGAGGTAGGAGAAACGCATTTGACTGTCGAGCAGTTCGTAAGGGACAACGAAGTCGGCCTCATTCGAGTAGTCGCTGTACTGCAATGACGCAGACATAAACTTGACCTCGTTCTGGTGCCTCGTAATCTGGGCGAGGAATCTCCTTGACGCCCCAACAATTACGGCGTTGATGACCGCAAACTTCTGAATCGTAGGGTGCGGAAGCTGGGTCATAACCTTAGCTGTTTTCTCGGTGTACTCTTTATCATAGAGGGCGAGGAAGTCGGAGAGGTCTTTGACCGTATGTCCGTGCTGGGTCAAGCGCGCGGCGCAGACCATCATCTTCTCAGCCTCACTGATTGCGGTCGGATTGAGGACCGCGACCTTGATTTTATCCATTGCCGTTCGCCTCCTCTTCGACCAGAGCCTTGAGCAGAAGCAGGTAGTTAATGCTGTCCGTGATTTTCTCGGTCCAGCGGTCCAGAGAATAGCTGCGGCCGTCGGTGCACATATCCGAGATAGAGACGAGGTGCTTTGTCAGCATACCGAGCAGAGCCTCTTTCGGAGTGCCGTCGATAATCGCGGCGGCCTTCTTGAAGTGAGCGAGGCGGTCGATATTGCTCTCGTCTACGGCGTCAGGAGCGTACTCATGGCCCTTGCCGGTAAGCAGGTGCTCGCAGACAAGAAGCTGCTCTTTGACGACCTTATTAAATACGTCTATCTTCATAGCGGTTAGTCCTTTCTATAGTATTCACACTCATAGGCGTCAGCCTTGAGCGGTAAGCCGGTCGCCCACTCGATGGGCTCCGACATGATTTTGCTGATTTCCTCGGCGGAGCTTACGCCGATAGGCACCTCGCAGATAACTTCGTCGTGGACATGGAACACAACCGGAAAACCGGCTCGCTCCAAGCGGTCAATGGCAACCGCAAGGCAGTCCCGGGCCGTAGCCTGAACGATGTTCTCCACGAGTTTCGGACCGTAGGACTCGATACGACCCCAGCCGCCCGAGGACTGAATTGTGCCCTCATAGGTGATACTGTCGTCATCGATTCTGGGCTTTACGTAGCTCAGCTCGCGGCCGTTCGGAAGTCTCAGCTTGAGAAGAGGTCCTTGCTTATAGAAGCCCATGCCGAAAGGCAGTTTAGTAGGAGCCTTCGTCTGAATGGTCCTGCGCGCGGCGGCGTCCGTGTCCCACCACAACTTAGTGATAGCGGGATTTGCGGCACGCCAGCTATTGACGAGCGGTTTCAGCTCAGACTCCTCAAGTCCCATTTCGAGAGCGCCCATAGATTTCAGAGCGCCGACGCTGCCGCCATAGCCGAGCGCGAGCTCAGCGATTTTCCCTTTCTGCCGCATAGGGTCTCCCTTTTTGACGGAGCCCTTCGGAAGGTGGAACATCTGCTCGGCAGAAGCCTCGTAGATTTTGCCGTGGGTCTTGAAAACCTTCATGCGCCACTCTTCGCTTGCAAGCCACGCGATAACGCGAGCCTCGATAGCGGAGAAGTCAGACACGATGAAGCGGTAACCGGGTCTCGGGATAAAGGCCGTGCGGATAAGCTGCGAGAGGGTTCCGGAAATGTCGTCGAAGAGCATTTCAAGGGTCTCAAGGTCTCCGGCCTCGACAAGCTGTCTTGCGGTATCGAGGTCGCGGTCCGGCATTTTGTTCTGCGGCAAGTTCTGCATTTGCACGAGGCGGCCGGCCCATCGACCGGTACGCGCCGCGCCGTAGAACTGAGTCAAACCTCGAATGCGTCCGTCCGGGCAAGCCGTTCGGAGCATAGCGTTGTATTTTTCAGTCGAAGTCTTCGCAAGACCCGCTCTGATGTCGAGCATACGGTCTACTGCGTCGCAGTCAGCGTCGGCTCTTACGCCGGCGATACTCTTCTTGTTGAGGCTCTCGACCTCGATACCCGCGGTGTCCTCAATCCAGCTCTTGAGCTGCGCGGTACTCTTCGGGTTTTCGAGGCCTGTGAGCTCCTTAGCCTGCTCAAGAAGTCTTGCCTTGATAACGGCGTCAATCTCGACCGCATGCTCCGCGAGGTTAAGGTCCACGCCGACGCCGCGGTCGTTGATATGCTGGTCGTGAATCCAGAGGGGCTGTTCCTTCTCATATACCGGAAAGCGAGAGAGCTTCTGCCGGATAGCCCGCTCCGAGACGACGTCCTGACGGTTGTACTCAACGTAAATAGCCCAGCGGTCAGGGTCGTGCTCAGGAAGGTTGCGGGTTCGGTTGCCGTTCGTCTTCGTAGGCTTGCAAGGTATCGAGAAGTAACGGATAAGCGCCCGGCCGGTCTTAGCCTTCTGCTTGTCTTCGGGAAGTCCGATAACTTCGCCGACAGCTTCCAAGCTACCGGGCAGACCAAGCTCTCGTGCCATAACTGCGGTGCAGCTCCATTGCTCGGGCGGTGTCACGCGGCCCATAAACGCGCTCAGACAAGTCCGTTCAAAAGACGCATTGAATGCTGTCTTCAGGATTTCGGGGTCATACAGAGCGTTCTGGAGCTCCTCGGGCAAGCTCTCGCCTCTGGCGAGGTCGATAACCTCGACCGGGCCGTCGTCCCAAGCATACCCGAAGAGAAGAATCTCAAAATCGGGGCTCTGGGCGTAGGCATAGACGCCACACTTTTGCAGAGAGACCGAGCTGTAGGTCTCTATATCGATTGCTAATGTTCTCATATTGCCTCCTTCCTCCGGGCGGCGTTCGCCTCAGCAAATCCGAGACGAACGCGCCGGAGCATACGCTTAACCGAGGAGGTCGTCGTTGTCGTCCTCGTCTTCCCAGCCGTCGTCCCAATCGGAATCCGTAACAACGCCGCCGCCCAGAGGCTCGCCGTCGTAGAGCTTCATGATACCGTTGAGGCCAGCAGAGATACCCTTGTTGCCCTGCGTGTCATACACATAGAAGTTGATGATTGCGCGGCCGTAGCAACCGGAGTAGAGCTCCTGAGGGTCAGTCAGCGGGGTCTTGTCCGCGTGGACGAGAACGGGCTTGTTGTTGGAGCTGACGGTGATAACGTAGCAGCCCTTGCACTCTTCGCCGAACTCACCGCCATTCGGGCGCTCGCCGTCGCCGTCGTGCAGCGTGCTCTTGAGGTTGGTAGGCAGCTTCTTGCCGCTGTTGCTTGCCATGAACTTCTGCTTAGCCTCGTCCATAGCAGCCTTGATTTTCTGCATGGTGGCCTTGTCGCTCTTCGGAATCAGGAGGGTAACGCTGTACTTCGGCGTAGCGCCTTCCTGAACGGCGCGAGGGGTGAAGAGGTTGCAGTAGGAAAAACGGACCTTACCAGTAGTGATTTGAGTAGACATAGTATCAATCTCCTTTAATATAAATAGTTTTCATCTGAACGCCGTACTCGACGGCGAGCTCATGTGAGTCAAAATAGATGTCGATAGCGTTTCCCTTAACGGCGCTTCCCGTATCTTCGGCTATGTACTCGTGGCCGTCGATAATGAGGACCGTTCCGAGGGGTATCACATCGGGGTCGACCGAGACCGTGCGGTCCGCGGTCGGAATCGTGCCGCTCTTTGTTCGCTGCACGTAATCGGTACCGACCCGAGAAGGGTGTTCCGCGCTCCAGATACCGCAGCACTTAACGCAAGTGCAATAGGCGGTAGTCCTGAACTCGCCGAGCTCGATAAGCTCAGGCTCCGGCGCGGTGGTCTCGGTAATCGGCTCAGGAGCTTCTACCCGGACGGGTGAAGTCTCAGGCTCATCAGGAACGGAAGCGCTCGGTCTCGTAACGAACGAGAGAATCAAGGCGACAACGAGCGCCAGAATGAGGAGCCACTGGATTTTGATAAGGCGGATTCTCGCCCGCGTTCTGCGTCTTGCCGCTTCCGTCATAACGAGACCTCCTTACTTATCGAACTCAGCGAGAAGCTGTTCCTCGGGCTTGAACTCAGGACGCTTGTCCTTCGCAGGAGCCAGAGTAGGCTTGCCCTGAGGCTTGACGATAAGCCCGCCGAGCGTTTCCGCCACGGCCTTCTTACCGAAGTCCTTCTCCATCTGAGTCAGGGTAATCAACTTGCGCTCGTAGAGCAGGCTCTCGTCGTAGCCGGCAGACTTCATAGCCTCGACGACTTTCAGCTCGTCCGCGAACTTGCGATTGCTGCGGCCCTCGACCATCTTCCAGCCGGTAACAGGCTGACCGCTGAGCAGAGTAGAAGACACAAGACCTTCAAGGTCTGCAAGCCATGCCTGAATATCCGCGGCCTTTTCAAGAATTGCGCCTGCCTCTTCAGGTGTGAGGAGCATAGCGTCCGGGGCCTCGTCAAAGAGCTTGAGATTCTTGTCGGCTCTCGCTTTGCACTGAGCCTTCGCCCGGCAGAACTTGCAGACCTCTTCGGACGGTGCGAACTCACCTTCGCCCTTATAGGCCAGCTTAGCGCGGGGCTTGACATACTTCTCAGCCCACTCAAGCAGCTCCTTGACGGTGATTTCGTCGGAGCTCTGAACGCCGGAGAGGCGAGGCTGGAAAATCGTCATACGAACGGAGTCAATATCGAAAAGTGTGTTGTACTTGAGAAGCGCACCGAGAGCGTAGAGCCTCATCTGCGGATTGCCGGTCGCCTCGACACGGACGCCCTTGCCGTACTTGAAGTCCACGATTTCGAGGACCTTGTCAGCGACGATAATACAGTCGCCGGTGCCGAAGCCGTCCTTGACGTACTTCGAGAAGTCGACTCTCACCTCAAGCTCGGTAAATGCGTCCTCGCAAGACTCCTGCGCAGCTTTGGTCTTTTCAGTAACAAATCTTGCGTAGTCATTTGCGCATTCCTGCATTTCGGCGTTGTAGTAAGGGCCTTTTGCCAATTCGTCACGGCGATTCTCAAAGTCCATCTCGGAGACTTCACCGAGGAAGTAGCGAGCGGTCAGCTCGCAAAGCTCATGGGCTGCGGTGCCCTCTTCGGCGTACTCGCTCGTGCTCTGCGGAAATTGAAGCTCGAGCAGCGCGCTCGGGGTACACTCGAGCCAGCGGTGAGCGCCGCTTGCGGAAAGTAGTGCGTGCTTAGCCATTGACACTCACCAGCTCTTTCATAAGCGCCGGATAGTCTTCCGTGCGGCTGTCGAAGTCGGAGAGTTTCTTGCAACCGAACTTCGCGAAGATGTCAGCGAGCTCTTTCTGCTTGCCGGCTTTGGAGAGCTTCAGGGCGACGGCGCGGATGTCGGTCTTCGTGATAGGCTTGTCCTCGGTCTTAGGAGCCTCGGTCGCAGGAGCGGGGGTCTCATTTGCGGGCTCGACGGGCTTTTCCGAAGGGGAATTGAACGTACTTACCTGACCGGGAATCTCGGTATCAGGGAGCAGGGCTCTCAGCTTGCTCAGGTTTTCCTGAGTCAGTTCCATTGTTACGGTGATTTTCATTTTGTTTTGCCTCCTTGTTTTTCTTCCAAGCCAAATAGGCTTGCATATTTTGTGGATTTTCGTAAAACGCATTGACCGCAGCGCTTAGTCGGTCAAGCATAAGATTCTCTCTTGCAAGAGCGGTTTCGGCGAGCGTCGGCCGCATTTTTGTCTTTTAGGACAAATCAGCCGCAAAAAAAATTGCGTTCGTCGTAGGAGCGTCCAAATCAAGGAGCTCCTTACAGAGCTGCACTTCAGGTACCGTGAAGGCAACTTTGCCCGTAATCTTACGGTAGGCTGTGCTCATACTCCAGCCCTGCGCGTCCGCAAGGTCCTTCGTAGTAACGCCTTTCAGGGTCATGTGGGCCCTCAACATTCGAGTTTCAACCATACGATATACTGTCTCCTTTCCTTGAGATTTTTCCTCGTAGGCACTACCGGTTGTCCCAAAGGACAAATTTATTATACCGTGTCCTTTTGGATTTGTAAATAGCCTTTTGGAAAATTTTTGTGAATTTTAAGCAAAAGCATTCACTTTAAGACAAATGCGTGTTATAATAAGAGTAAACTTTTTCAAGGGAGGCGGTCTTAATGACTTTAGGCGATAGAATACATTATCTCAGAACAGAGAAAGGGTACACTCTGCAGGAGCTCGGCGATATGGTCGGCGTCGGCGCGAGCACGGTCCGCAAATGGGAAACGGGCTACATCAAAACACTTCGTACCGATAAAATGCAGAAGCTCTCGAACGCTCTCGGAACGTCGGTCGACTACCTGATGGGGTGGACCGATAACAGCGTAAACGTCGGAACGGTGGGGACCAATAACGGCGTTATAGGCCAGAACTCCGGTGAGATTCACTTAGAGCAGCAGCGCTCCAAAGAGGAAGCGGAGCTTCTGCGTATTTTCTCCGGGCTCGATGTCAAGCGGCGTATGGAGCTGCTTATGACGGCTATCCGCTTAGACGAGGAGCAGAATCAATGAACGCGTGGAGCAGAGAGGACATAATTATCGCCTATGCCCTTTACTGCGTAACTCCTCTCGGGAAAATCAATCCCAGCAACAAAGTCATTCAGCAGGTCGCCGAGATTATTCCTCACTCAGTCGCTTCTATCGTAATGCGCATGAGGAACTTCCAGTACATAGACCCGAAGGTTTCCTCAGGGCTCAAGAACGTAGCGAAGGCAGACCGAATGATTTACGAGGAGTTCAAACACGACTGGGGCTCTCTGAGTCTTGAGGCGGAGACCTTGACCGGTCTCGCTATCTTTGACTCTTCACCTTTGCAGGGAGCAAAGCCGCTTTCGTCTCTGACGAATCACGGAAGAGTATCACGGGAACGACACTTCTTCAAGCAGGCGGTGCTTGCGGCTTATGACGACCGGTGCTTTATATCCGGCTGCGCGCTGCCGCAAATGCTCGTTGCAAGTCATATAAAACCGTACTCGCAATGCCGAAGCGAGGCGGACCGGGTCAGCCCCGACAACGGGATTTGCCTCAATACTTTTTATGATAAAGCCTTCGACCGAGGCCTTATAACTATCACTCCTTCCATGAAAATCTATGTTTCTCCGATAATTTTGGATAGCCCTCAGGACGCTTTTACCGCCCGCTGGCTGGCTTCTCTTGACGGAATGGTTTTTCCCCCCCCCCCCGATTTCCGCCGCGTAGAGAGCTTCTGGAGTACCATAACGACGAAATTTTTAGGAGGGTCACATGAATACAGTAATATATGCTCGGTATTCTGCCGGCCCGAGACAGACCGACCAGAGTATCGAAGGGCAGCTTAGAGTCTGCACCGACTTTTGTAAGCAGCGAGGGCTTACCGTTATCGACACATACTGCGACCGTCATATCTCAGGGCGGACGGACGAGCGACCGGAGTTCCAAAGGCTCATTGCTGACGCCAAGCGCAAGAAGTTCGAGGCGGTGGTCGTCTACAAGACGGACCGCTTTGCCCGGAACAAATACGACAGCGCCGTTTATAAGCAGGAGCTCAAGAGGAACGGAATCCAAATCTTTTATGCGGCCGAGGCGATACCGGACGGGCCCGAGGGCATTATCCTCGAGAGCCTTATGGAAGGTCTCGCGGAATACTACTCGGCAGAGCTCGCTCAGAAAATCAAGCGGGGAATGCACGAGAGCGCTTTGAAGTGTCAGAGCACCGGAAGCGGGAGACCGCTCGGGTATCAGGTCGACGAGCAGAAGCACTTCCAGATAGACCCAGAATCAGCCCAGACTGTTCAAATGATTTTTGAGCAGTATATTAAGGGCGAATCAAATGCAGCCATCTGTGAGCTCCTGAACAGCCGTGGACTGCGTACCGCTCAAGGCAAGCCCTTCAACAAGAACAGTATCAACCGAATCATTAAAAACCGAAAGTATATCGGCGAGTACCGGTATCACGATATAGTCGTCGAAGGCGGCATGCCTGCGATTGTATCGAAGGACACTTTTAACCTTGCTCAGGCTGAAATGGAGCGCCGGCGCACTCGCAAGGCTCCGAAGTCGCCAAAGGCTGAATACCTTTTAGCCGGTAGACTCTTCTGCGGTCATTGCAAAGGACCAATGCAGGGAGTCAGCGGCACGGGCAAGAGCGGGAACAAGTGGTACTACTATTATTGCGGGAACACTCGCGGCAAGAATAAGACTTGCGATAAGAAGCAGGTCTCACGCGACCGCCTCGAGCGCGCCGTTGTCGACTTCACTGTCCGCTATATCCTTCAAGAGGATATTCTTGAGGAGCTCGCGAGGAAGGTACACGCGGCGCAAGAGCGCCAAAATGATACCGCCTCGGAGATTGCCTTTTACGAGAAGAAGCTGGCAGACAACAAGAAGTCTATCGCGAATGTGCTGCGAGCTATCGAGTCAGGAGCCGCGACGCAGACCTTACCTGCGCGCCTGCAAGAGCTCGAAAACGAGCAAGCAGTCATTCTGGGCGAGATTAGCTTCCTCAATGGCAAGCGCCTCGCGTTCACAGAGGACCAGATTCTCTTTGCATTGATGAAACATCTTGAGCCATACCCGGGTGAGTCCGAGCAGGACTACCGTCGGAGAATCATCTCTGACTTTGTTTCAGAGGTCTACTTATATGACGACCGGCTTCTTATCTACTTTAATATCAGTAGCGAAGACGGAAAACTCAAGTCCGCAGACCTCTCAAACATTGAAGGCGACGAGTTCGACGAGGGACTCGTCAGCTCCACCAATTTAATCACAGGTCGAACCCCTGAGGTGACGATAGTCGTCTTGCCTTATGGTTTCGTACTTGCGACCCAGATTAAGGATAGGCTTTGAGCCTGTCCTTTTTCTTTTGGTAGTTGGTAGTCCGTTTTAACGAATTTTCCTTATATATACGTGTAATACGAGGGAGCGACGAGATTGCGCTTTGAGTCCCTTTACTTTTTGAAAAAATCTTTTCAGTTTTTACGAACTACCAGTACTACCAGATAGCCAAAAGCCTTGCAAATCAAGGACTTTCTTCGGTAGCAGGCTCAGTAGCAGAGAGCTCGGGCTCGACTACCTCGACTGCTACGGAGACCCGCAGGAGCTGTCCTTCGGGGACGAAGGCCTTGATTTGCTTTACAAAGCTCGCCGCGTTGAAGGCTCCGGAGAAGCGGAACGAGAAGTTCTCCAAAGTTATTTTTTTTGTCGGCACATTCGCGCTGATACCGTAGTCCTCGCGGAATCTCTCAAGGTCGTCCTTCGTAGGTTGAAAACCTCGCTTGAAGGAAAAGCCTCTTTTGCTCAGGTAAACGCCGACCGCACCGGCGTTCGCGCCCATAAGCTCGGCAAGAGCCGAAGGCCCAACGCGGTACTTGTCAACAATGTTCTGCACGTAGCTCTTCTGCAAGCCCTCGGGAAGGGCCTTGAACTCTGCGTAAGTGATACGCTTTTTCAGGTTGAGCGTGTAGGTAGGACCGCTCATTTCTCTCATCTCCTTTGCCGTGTATTGCGGTAGGCGGCAACCGCTATGGCTGGCGCGCTTCTTAGCGCTCCGAGCCGTTATCGCCTTTTCTCGTACATCTTCTTTGAAGAGGTACTCTTCGTCTCTCATATAAACCTCCCCGGGCAAGCCCCAGACCTCCCGTATCGCGTTTTAGCTCAGGGGCCCTTAGATTTACCCTCTGAAAACTTTGGACGCGATACGGGCCATTCTGGAGTCCTTTTAATCAGCCCTCTCCATAGCGACCTCGCAGATACCGCAAATGAGGCTGAGGTCGGCGGTCGTCTTGACTTCCTGCCCGCAAACCGGGCAAACGTAGCGGTGAGGCTTTTCGCGTTCTGCCTTTGCCTTCTCTTCAGGCATAACGCGGGCGAACGGGACCTCAAGCACAAAGCCGTTGTCTTCGAGGGTCTTCTTAAAGGCCTCAGTCGGATTTGTGTGGGAGAAGCCCACGGTACGGTCGTACCCGATTTCAAGGTCTCTTGCCTCAGCCTCAGCCTTGAAGGTCTTGTTGTGGTAGCGGCCCTTCTGGCAAGTGTCCTGAATCTCATTCACGAGGCAGTAAAGATGGACCATCTCGTGACACATCGTCGCGGCCGTGTTAGCGGATGGGCGATTGAGGAACTCGGCGCCGATGTTGATTTCGTACTGGCCGTCGTTCTCGCTCTTCCAAATCTTCTTAGTAGAGCAGTGGCCGTAAGCCTTAGGGGTGGATTGAACGGTGATGACCGGTTTCGGCAGCGCGTTGTCGAAGTAAACGCGATTCAGAATGTCGAACAGGTTCTCGAGCTTAGTCACGACGTCCGACATCTTCATGGGCTCGTTGTGGTTGACCTCAGTCTCATTGACAACCTCGACGGTAGTCTCGGGCTCTTCATAGAGCTTCCAGCGACGGTCATAGCTTGCCGCAGCCATGATACTCGGCTCAGCGTTAGGCTCGTCCACGGGGACGGAGTGAATCTTGCGATTCTCCTCGTCAATGCTCACGACCAGACGGACCTCGTTGGTCTCCTTGTTGATAATCTTCTTGTTAGCGATAATGCTCATGTCTTTCATTATGTTTGCCTCCTTTGTAATTCCCAGTGTTTTCCAACTGACAATTATATTTTACCGTGTTCAGTAGAAAAAGGGAGCGCGCAAAACTGCCGGGATTCTGCGAACTTTTCGTTGCAGTTCTACCGCTTTTGGTAAGAAGCTGCCTCCACGGTGTTCTTGAGCAGCATGGCGACGGTCATCGGACCCACGCCGCCGGGTACCGGAGTAATCGCTGACGCCTTTGCCGCGACCTCTTCAAAAGCGACATCCCCGCAGAGCTTACCGTTCTCGTCCCGGTTGATTCCGACGTCGATAACGACCGCGCCCGGTTTAACCATATCCGCAGTAATAAAGTGGGGCCTGCCGACCGCCGAGATAAGTACGTCGGCCTGACGAGTATAGCTCGCGAGGTCCTTCGTCTTAGAGTGGCACACGGTAACGGTGGCGTCTGCATGCAGAAGCATGAGGGCAAGGGGCTTGCCTACGATATTGCTGCGCCCTACAATGACGCAGTGTTTCCCGCTTACGTCTCCCAGCAAGTGAAGGATTCCGGCCGGAGTACAGGGCCTGAGACCCGCCTCCCCGGCCAAGAGCTTCCCGATATTATAGGGGTGGAAGCAGTCCACGTCTTTCTCCGGCGGTATCGCGCTGAGTACCTTCTTCTCGTCAATGTGTTCCGGGAGAGGAAGCTGAACGAGAATACCGTCAGCCCACGCGCTGAGCTCTGCGATAGACGCAATGACCTCTTCGGTCGACGCCGTAGTCGGCAGCCTGCGAGAGCAGGACTGAATACCGACCTCGGCGCAAGCGCGTTCCTTGTTGCGGACATAGACCGAGGAAGCAGGGTCATCGCCGACCATAATAACGGCGAGCTTTGCGTCAGCACCTTGCAGAGAAGCCTTCACCTGAGCGGCAATAGCCTTTCCGTCAATAATCATAGCCCCCATGCTCAGTTACCCACATGCAGGATAATACACTTTTTCCAGTAAGGAGCATACTTACAAAGCGCAGTCTCCATAGCGTCATCCATGTCCTCATCACTGAGGCCGTCATTTTCATGCTCGTCAAAGTAGTATTCAGCAAAATCGCTTTCAAAGTCATCACGGTCCGTATAGCAATAGTCGTTCTTGATAGGCGTAAAGCAATCAAGGAACTCACCAACGGAAGCATGAACATAGGAGCAGGTCGTCAGACTGTAATCGCCATTGTTCGCGTCTTCATCGGCAAAAACGAGGAGCAGTAAGTCTGGGTTTTGCAAAATAAGCTTCCGCAAGTCATCAGAGGCGTGCAGCAAACCTGTATTTTTAATTTTCATCGATAATGTCCTCCTTATCCGGTTTTGTCAGGTCCTCAGGCTGGCAGTCGAGAGCCTGCGCGAGCTTGAGAGCTGTTTTGAGCGTGATATTCTCGGGCTTGATAATGCCGACCTCAATATCACGGATTTTCTGATAGCGGATTCCGCTGACTTTCGCCAGCTCGGTGCGGCTGTAGCCTTTCGCAAGCCGCAAATCTTTAAGTCCCAAAGTGTCGTTCTCCTTTCACCGCGGGGCACAAGGCCCCGCGGATTCATAGATTGATGATTAGATATAGAAGCCGAAGCAAACGCCCCTCGAACTGCTGGCGTTGATATCGTACGCGCTGCCGTCGCTGCTCACACCGCAGAAGCCGTCGGAGTAGCTCGCATGAGGAGAACGCTCCCACCACCAGCTCGCATCTCCGTCTTCGTCGACCTTAATACGATTGCGGCGGTCCTTGAAGTACTCGAACTGGAAGCCGCGGTCGGGGTCATTCTCGGTCCAGACATGCTCGCCGAAAACCTCCATCTCAGAGAAGAGCCAGAGCTTGTCTTCCTCTTCGCCGAACTTGCGGGGCTTGATAGCCGCGACGAGCTCGTCAGGGAGCAGCGCGATAACTTCCTTGTTGAGGTAGCGACGCATATCGCAGGCAAGCCAGCCTCCTTCGTTGGTCCAGTCTTTATTCATGCAGTGGTAGCCGAGCAGATTCTTCAGCCCGATAACGCCGTCGTCCATGACGACGAACACGACCTCGCGGCCGTCCTTGAGAGTCTCGACGATTTCATCGCCGACCTTGAGCGTACCCGGATTCGCCCAGTTAAAGGCGCGGGTCTCTTTCGTTGTGATAGTTGCCATAATAAAAACCTCCTGAAAAATATATTTGCTTATAAGAGCGTTCTGCTCTTGAGAAGCCTTCTGATAGTCCACACATCGGAGCAGTACATCGGCGTAAACCAGTAGTTCTCCAATGAGTCGTCCGAGCGCATGGGCTCGGTAAGCGAGTTGCCTACTTTGATATAACCGGCGACACCGAGAAGCGAGAGCTGGATATAACACATATAGGCTACGGTGTAGTCAACGTCTTGCGCGGTCACGAGAATATGATTCTGCCAGTTCAGACCCGCCTTGCTTATTTGCTTAGCTGCGGCATGAACTCCGGCAATCAGAGTAGCGCCGGCACCGCAAGCACAGTCGTTAATTGAGATGTAGCCTTTCTCCTCAATAGTCGACAGCACGTTGTCGCAAGTCATTTCCGCCATCATTCGGCAAACATCGTAGGGCGTGAAGAACTGCCCGCCGGAATCATTGCCGAGGTTAAGCGCCATGAAGATACTTCCGAGGAAGTCCTGCTCCGGATTCTTCTCGAGAGCAAGGACCGCTTCCGCAGCGAGCTGAGGAAAAATCTTTTGCTCCTTCTTGCTGTACTTCTGAATCCGCTTGAGGTAGAGCTCTTCACGCTTTTCAAAGTGAGATTTGTCAACTGCGTTCGAGATAGCGCAAGCGTACATCGTAACGAAGTCCTGCCAGACCTCCCATGGAGTCCAGCGGTATGTAAGCTCTCGGAAGAGCTTTACAAAAGGTTGGTCGTCGGTCTTTCCGACTCTTTTTGCCATTGAGTTGCCTCCTTTAATAAAGTAGTGTGCTAAAGCAATCAGCCCGAAAGAAACGCCCTTGCGGGCGAATCTTTCTTAGACGATGTTGGCCTCGTAAATGAGGTAGTCGGTGAAGTCCGCTGTGCGGTAAAGGTACGGCGAGATTTGCTGCGGACGGTCGGAACGGCTCTCGACAAAGGCCTGCGCCTTTTCTAAGGTTGAGTAGCCTTCCTGACTGACTTTCCCGAGGCTCGCCTCGGGAATCACTTGAACGATGTAAACTTTCATACTATTGCCTCCTTGTTTTTAATGTCAAGAGGTTACCTTTCGCAGCGCGCTTACCGCTTGAAGCTCGTGAGCTGGGCGGTGCTGTCCGCATTCTGTTTTATCCTCTTGACATTATTTATTATGCCGCGTTTTACTGATTTCGGGAGCGCGCAAAACAGCCGGGATTCTGCGAACTTTCCGTTGCGGTTTTACCGCTTTCAGTCAATCGCGTCTACCTCGCCTGCTCTCGTGGCTGTCAGAATCGCGTTGAGCTCGTTCGCGAGGAAGCGGTGGCACATGCGCAGCTTCATGTCAAGCTCCTTCTTCGTGTACTTGCGGTCGACCGCTTTAAGGTAGTCGTACCACGGGGAGAAGTCCGGGTCGAAGAGCAAGCAATGCGTTTCATTATAGCAAAGCTCGAATACCTTCTTTACCTCGAAACATTTGCTGAAATGCTCTGCCGACCGACGAACGGTCCAGTTAGTAGCCTTTACGGCGTCCGCGCACCGCTGCAAAGCGGAGTAGCTGTAACAAGCGCGTTGGAAATTCATAGAATCGTTACCTCCTTAGGGTTTACTTTCTCACCTGAACGCGATATAATATATGAACACTCTTAAGCTCAGCCGGTCTTGCGACCGGCCAAGCTCTCGAGCGGACGAGGTTAGTCGTCAGTTACGTATTCAAGGTACTCGGTGTCGGTTGCGAAGAGCACGTACTCTCCGTTTACCAAGCCCATGAATCCGTAGTCGGTGTAATAGCCGTCCATGATTGACCTCCTTTCTGAGCTCTCGTTGTTCCAGCAACGGGGGCTCTTTTCTTTGTCAAGGCTTTCCCCTTGACAATTATTATTTTACCGTGTTTGGTAAGAAAAGGGAGCGCGCAAAACTGCCGGGATTCTGCGAACTTTCTGTTGCATTTCTACCGCAAATAGTAAAAGGCCGGAGCCGTCCCACAAAGGAACGACTCCCGCCTTATCTTTTAGGCGAGCTGATTTACTTTTTTCTGTACGGCAGCGTAGTCATACCCGGCAGCTTCAAGCCGCTTTTTACGCTCCGCGCCGTTGCCCCACTTGCCTTGTAGGACTTCCCGGGCAAGCTCGTCGACCGATTTACTGGCGCCTACGGCCGAGCCCTGCTCCGTAGTGATGAAGGCCGAGAAGCCTGCCGCCTGCAGCTTCTTCAACGTGGCCTCCGCATTCGCTTTGACCTTGAATGCGCCGACCTGAATCTTGTAGAGGTCTCCGACCTTCACCATATAGGTATCAAAGCCTTTCGCCTTGACCTTAGCCAGCATGGCGTCTGCGTTTGCCTTGACCTTAAAGGCGCCCGTCTGGACGCGATACAAGCTCCCAGACGGCTTTTCAGGCTCGGGCTTGATATTCGTACTCCCGAGGCGTTTGTTGACCTCAGAGGCAATCTGGGCGTGCCGTTCGTAGAGATATGTACCGGGGCAGCTCTTATTCGCAAACCACCGGTGCACGGTCATGTTCTGCTTGTCCGGCTGACCGATAAGAGACTTGTCGGCCTTCCACTTGAGCTCCTTGATACCGTTGCGCTTGCAAATATCGACGAGCAGGTCGATGAGCGCGGCGTAGGCCTTTTCCGTTACGGCATAAGGCTCTTTGGTGTCGCTGGCGACCTCAATCGTGATTGCGCGGTTGTCGTTCGCCGCGTTCGAGGAGCACCACGAACGGTCTTTCTCCTCGACGTACATGCCGATACGGCCGTCGTACCCGATACCGTAGTTGCTGGACGCCTGCCGGGAAGTAGGCGCGAACACGTTGCCGAGGGTTTCGACCGAGCATTGACCGACCACGCAATGGATAGTTACGGTATCGATTTTGTGGTTACGTGGGCTCGATTTATTCGGCGAGATTTTCGTATAGCTTACGAGCGGGCTGTTACTCATTTTCGGTACCTCCCTCGGTCTTAGCGTTCAGGATAGCCACGAACTTAGTAAAGGCCTCCTTGATGTACTTGCAGGCCACGAGCAGCACGGCTCCGATAATAATGAGGTCCGCGAAGAGGTCAGAATATTCCTCGGGAATCGCCCAGCTGACTTGATTTGCGAACAAGGGCAGAGCCGTGATTGCCGTGCAGAGCAGCGTCAGCCCGACCACGAAGGTCAGAATCTTGAGACCGCTCGCAATGAGCTTGTCCTTATCAAAGGACTCATGCAGAATCTTGATGTTGTGCCAGAGCGAAAAGGCAACGTTCGCGAGGTACGCGGCAAGGAAGATAAGCATGGCCCAGCCGATGTTGATAAGGTTTTGCAGTACACTTTCTAACATGGTTTTAGTCCTCCTTTGAATCATTGTATATATCAGGCCCGTACTTCTTACGGAGCTTGATTCGGTTTTCGGCTTTCGCCTTACTGTAGTAGAAGCCGGTCGCGGTAGCGAGCTCGGCAAAGATGGCGGGGATAAGGTATGCAAGCGGCGAAGTGTCGCCGGTTTTCCAAACGACGGCCAACGTAAAGACCGTTACGACTCCCGTAGCGGTCCCGACAATGGCGATTATGATTTTGGAAAACTCTCGTTTCTTAGCTCTCATCAGGCGGTGAGACCGGCAGCTCTAAGAACTTATTATGGAGGTCGTCCATAACGCCGTTCACGCCGAGGGAGTGGTACTGCTTCCAGCAGTTCTCGAAGTTCTCCCGGGCGTAGATAGGAGCGAAGCCGCGTTCCTCCCACTTGTTGTAATCGCTAATCATCTGCGACCTGAGCAAGGCCTGCAGTCCCGCCTTTACCGCAGCCGTGTCCAGAGCGTTCTTCTTAACGAGGGAGTGCAGGTACTTGAAGACTGCGCCGATGAACGCGGGCACGCCCAGAAGGCAGAGCCATTGATAAACCGTCATTCAGTAACCTCCTCCCAGCCGTAAACGCCGGGCTCCCACACATTGTTTGCGGTCGTGCTTACCCAGTGCTTACCGTTGTGCGATACCTTATCGCCGAGACCGTAGGCGTCAGTCGCGCCGAGGGGCTGAGACCACTCGGGGTACTCGGCCGTAGGGTCTCCGATTTCCTTCCAGAGGCTCGGAGTGCTTGCTGGCGTCCAGCTCTCCTGAGAGGTGTGTGCCTGCAAGCAGCGGTAGAGCTTTCCCTCATGAGAGCAGATAGTTTTCTCGGCGTAGCTTACCGGGTAGGCCCATGCGCTGAACTGCTCGGCGTGCTCCGTGAGAGTCGCGTCGTCGAGCTGTTCAGTCTCTGCCATCTTGACAAAGATAATGTTCGCAAGCTCAGGAGCCTGCGCCTTTGCAAGGGCAGTCAGATTCGCCTCGGTCGTGTAGAACTCCCCAGCATGATAGAAGTAGAAGCCTGCGACGACTTCCGAGGGAACGCTCTCGACCTCAATAAGGGTATGACCGTCGCAGAGATAGCCGACGCCCTCAATAGGCCAGAAGGTGTTGGAGTCGTTCGAGTAAATCGCGTCGGCTTTGTCCTGCTCGCTGAGAACGACGACGCCGTTTGCCTGCCTGCGAACATAACAGGGGTGCTCGCAGATTTCGACAATAAGATTTGCCGAGTTTGTGATTAAGTACATAGCGTTTTCCTCCATTCGATTTTGTTGTTCGGGTGGAATCCAAACAGTTTCTTAAAATATAGGTCCATGCGCTCGACGGCATGGAAGCTGTTTCCTCGCTTCATGTGTCCGCGCCAGCTCTCGTAGGCGCCGCAAATATCCGAGAGCGGGAATACGCGCCGGACGAGCTTGCCGGCAATTTTCACGACTCTGCCCTCGATATTCCAGAGCTTAAACTTCTTGAGCTTGCGTCGGATTTTCTTAATACTCTCAAAACTCATTTTGCGAAGCACCTTCCCGGTCTCCGTCAGCTTGAAGCGGATTTGCAGGAACTTGAAGCCCTCGCTGAGCTTCTTGATTTTGGTCTTCTTCGTATTAAGAATAATGCCGAGAGAATCACAGACCTCTTTCATGCGAGTAAGACACTCTTTGAGGTATTCCTTGCTCGGGTGAATCAGATAGCCGTCGTCCATATATCTGGCGTAGCCCTTAATGCCGAGCTTTTCCTTGATGAAGTGGTCGAGCTTATTCGGCAGCATAAGAGCGGCAGTCTGCGAGATTTGACTTCCGAGCCCGTAACCGATGGGCCCGAAATTATCGAGGCACTCGTTCGCGAGAGCCCTGATTCTCACATCATGCACGCGCTTTGCCAGCTCGCGACTGACCGGCCAATGCTGCGCGTTGGCGAAGTAGTTGGAAAAGTCGAAGAGAAGAACATAGCCCTCCCGCCCGTACTTCCTGTAATGCCTTTGCAGGTGGCAGGAGAGACGGTTGAGGGCAAAGTCGATTCCCTTGTTTTCGGTGCTCGCGCCGTTGTCGTAGATGAACGACGGTTTTAAGGTCGGGTTGATGACCTTATCGCAGAGCGTTCTCTGCACGATGCGCTCGCTGATATGAATGCTCCTGATGTGCCGCATTTTCCCTCGGTCGTAGAGGTCGAACTCGATAAAGCCTCGGCTCTTATACGTCCCGTCAAGGAGCGCGCGGCGAGTTGCGGCTGTATTCGTTACGAGGTTGAAGCGGTAAGTCTGCGTGGAGCTTTTCCAGCTAACACCACGGCAGCAGATATGCCCGGCCTGATATAGATTTTCATAAGAAAAGACGTCCTCGAAGTCTCCGCAGGATTTGCTGAGAGCAAGGCGTCTTTCTTGTCGTTTCTTGACTCGCCTCTGATAGCGAGCCTCGTGTCTTTCTTCGCTTGTCATTAAAAATTGTCCCCTTTGTACAGTGTTGCAGGATTTCACGCGTAAAAGTAACTGCATAGTAGTACCGCCCATGAAACACGGTCCGCGTAAACCGTGCCATGCAAGCAGCGTCCGAGCGACTACATCAAAGGAGTGTTTTAGCCAAAAGGCAGGGTACGAGTCATCCTTCCATAAAGGTACTGATTTCAGCAGTTTCCTGCTTACTACGTCGGACCTGATTCCTTATGGAATCCGAAGCAAACGCCCCTTGAATTGCTGGCGTTGTTATTGTTCGCGTTGCCGTTGCTGTTCACATTGCAGAAGTTGTTGGAGTTGCTCGCATTAGGAGAACGCTCCCACCAATTGTTCGCAGGACAAGACAACAGTATCATGACAGGACCCATATATCGGTCAGGGCAGATTCTTAAATCGCTCTTTATCCGATTTCTTCACGCCGGAAATTAGCTTAGCTTCCTCACTGATGAGGGAAGCCCACTCCTCGAGAGAATTATCAAGCCAACGCAGCTTTTCAGGATTTTGCTTGAGAAGGTCAGCCATAATTCCGAGCTGGCCGATAAGCGCCTGAAGCGTGGCGTTTGCCTCGATAAGATGGTCTCGCCGAAGCTGAGCCTCGTGCTGATTTCCGGGAAAAACGCTGTTCGCCATTTTGACCTCGTTGTAGACGGTATCGGCGAGAGCGCTTAGCTCCTGAGCGCCGTAGAAGGTGTACCTCTTCGGCATTTTCAGGCAGCATTTTCTTGTATGCACGGCGAGCTTGCGCGCAGTCTCTACGAACTGGACCGAGCTGTCTCCTCGCAGTGCTTTGTAAACTGACATAGTTAGCTTTTACCTCCTACCGGGGCCACAAGGGCCCCGGATTGACTAAAGATAGTAGATTAAACACAGAAGCCGAAGCAAACGCCCCATGAATAGCTGGCGCTGCCACTGCCCGCGTTGCCGCCGCTGTACACATAGCAGAAGCTGGCGGAGTTGCTCGCATAAGGAGAACGCTCCCACCAATTGTTCGCAGACCCGGAGCCGTTGGAGAGGTATTTGATTCTGTTCGCAGCGGTAGCAAAGTAGCTGTACTGCGAGCCCTCGCCCGCGACCGCGACCGAGTAAGTAGTCGAGCCGAAAATCTCAATCTCAGAGAAGAGGAAGAGTTTCATGGCGTTGGTGTTGATGGTCGAGCTTGCGCTACCCGCAGAGGTCTTCTTATTGACGCTCTTAAGTACCGCCTGCAGGTCAGACGGCAAGGACGTCAAAAGCGTGTTTTGCAGCCACGAGTACATTTCAGAGCCGGTAAAGCCACCGCTGTTCGTATTCGAGGCATTCATTCGGCGCGTAGTTGTCATAAGGTTTTTCATGCCGAAGGTAATACCGGCTTTACCGCCGCTTGCGAGGTCGTCATGATTGAAGCCCATAATTACGAGCGTCAGGGTCTCGCTTCCGACCGTGATGTCCTTCGTATCGCCGACAGACCAGAGCTGAGAAGCCTTGCCAGCAGCAGACGCCTTAGCAATCTGCGCCCACGTGTTCTTAGAGAGCACGCTGTTGAAGAACAGGCACTCGACGGAGTAAGTCTGCCCGGAGGTCGTGATTGCCACGCTCACAGGGTCGGTTGTCTCTCCGCTCTTCGTAGCGGTAACGGTATAGGTACCGGACGCGGTAATCGTCAGGGAGAGCACGCCGCTCGTAGGCACGGTGCCGGAGAAGGTCTTCGTGCCATTCGTGGCGGTAACGGTAGCGCCGGAGTCCGAGGTTACTTTCAGCGTAGCGGAGAAGTAGGAGAGCGAGATTTTGTACTGCTTCACATCGTCCACGACAACGCTCTCGGTAGCGGTCTGGCCGTCCTTTGTAGCCGTTACGACCCATGTACCGTACCCCGTCAGGTTGAAGGTCACAGTGCCGGTGCTTGTGGCGGTCAAGGTCTTTGAGCCGCATTTGCAGGTAACGGAACTGCCGCTCGGAATTGTGGCGATAATCTGAGGCGGCACGCCGACCGTGCCGAGCTGAGACTCGGGAATCTTGCCGTCGCTTCCCAGAGTAGCCACGCCGCCTGCCGCGCCCTTCTGAGAGGTAGGGATATAGTCGAGGGCGGGAATCTGCGCAACCGGGACCTTCTTATTCGCATCAAGGGACGCAACGCCGTTTGCAGCGGCCTTCTGAGAGGTAGGAATATAGTCGAGCGAAGGAAGTTGTCCGGAAGGGACCTTACCGTCAGAGCCCAGACTCGCAACGCCTCCCGCTGCGCCTTTCTGAGAAGTAGGGATATAGTCCATAGCAGGAAGCTGCCCGGAAGGGACTTTGCCGTCAGAGCCGAGGCTTGCGACGCCCCCTGCCGCGCCTTTCTGCGAGGTGGGGATAAAGGACAGACTCGGAAGCTGACTCTCTTTCAGCTTGCCGGACTCGTCGAGGTCCGCCTTGTCCTTGAGTGCGGCGTCGATTTTATCCGCGTTCTCGTTGAGGTCTGCGATGTCCGCAAAGTCTTCCGGCGCCGGCTTTTTCAGCTTGTAGTTTTCTGTGTAGGTAGCCATTAAGTAAGTACCTCCTCTTTCAAGTCTTTCCACGTGAGCGACTTGACCTCGCTCCACTTATAGGGCTTGACCTTAGCCCACGTGTTATAAAGAAGCTCTACCGTAAAAACCATGTTGTACGGCAGAATGCGCTCGAGCGTCTCGGAGATAATCGTCTCCTGTTTCTTGACGCCGAGCGCGACTTTCACATTGACAGTAAAGGTCGCCGTCGTGATAGTCAAAATATAGCCTCCCGCCCCGCAGAGAGACTCAAGCAGGGCAGCAAGGCTTTTCCTTGTGTACGGAATATTTTCGTTGTACCGGCTGAGCAGCCGGAGCTTGCGGTCGTCAAGAGTATCAGTCGCAAAGGGCGTGATACCCAGCATTTTCTCTCTGCGGGCCACACCGTTCTCGGTGGCCTCGGAGATAAACTGGTCGTTCATGCAGTCCTCGCAGGCGTCCCAGATAGCTTGTACCTCCGGGGTCTCAGCTTCCATGATTGCCCGCATTTCCTGCACGTCTTTCAGCACGTCGGGAAGATACTCTTTGAGGTCGATGGTCCTGATATTGTTGAAGTTACGCATTTGTGAACGACCCCCTCACGGCGACCGCGTCCTTATCGAGCGTGAGATTTCCAGCCTGACCGTTCAGGGTCGTGCCGGAAATATCGACGATACCGGCGAGCGCGAGGAGCCTCGACTCGATTTGCGATACGCGGACAATCAGCCCGGCCTCTTTGCTCCACGTCGAGTTAAGCTCGAGATAGTAGGCGTCAAGAGCGCTCTGAATGTACGGAAGACACTCGGTCAAGTTCCAGCCCGCGGCGAAGGTCAGGGTCGTAGAGATATTGACCGTGGTACCTGCCGCGCCGACGACCGTAACCTCATGGTCGATAGGGGCAAGACCGATACCGTCGCCGCTGTTCTGCGTCGGGTCGATAGCTGTCTGCACTGTATTGATAAGGGTCTCGGAAGGCGGCTGGTAATCGCTTCCCGTGATAACGAGCTTGACCGTTCCCGGACCTTTCCACGCACGGTAGGGCTTGCACCCGCCGACGCCGGGCAGAGCCTCGGTAACTTCGATATACTGCCCGCGATTGAAGCCGTAGGACTGATTCTCAAAGCTGTTGAGGTAGCGCAGTCTCAGGGTCTCCGTCGCTTCCTCGTCTTCGCCGTTGATAACGATACTCGTCAGCTCCGCGGTCGCGAGTCCCTCAATATACTCGATAGGGATAAGCTGACCGGTGCAGCCGTTCGGGTCCGCGCCGGCGGTCTCGCAGGTAAGGTAATACTTGAGAGACTCGATTTTTTCGGTCACAGCCCAGTTGTATTTATCGCAGGAGAAGCGTGTGCCGATAGGAATATCCATACTAAACTCGCCGATACCCACGGCGCAGATCGCAGGCAGAGGCGTGATACCACGCTCAGCGCAGCGCATGATAAGATAGTCTCTGCTTGCGGTGTCGGCGAAGGTCTCGTTAAGTACGGTATCGAGAGCCACATAAATCATGGCGCTCTCGAGGGAGTTCGGCGCAAGCGCGTCGAAAATAATCGAGCCCTCGCGCTTATCAAGGCTTGACGCTACGCGGGCGAGTTTCTCTTGAAGAATCGCCTCATAGGTTTTATCCTCATACATCGGTTTCCACCTCCAAATCGCCGAAAATGCTATGCACGGTAAAGGTGACGTGCACGGTCTTTTTTCCGGTCTCAAACTCGAAGCCGTCTACCGCGGTGATTCGGTCGTCCTGCAGTAGGGCCTCTGTAATGCAACGCTTAATCTCTGGAAGCGCATACTCTTTCGGCTGGCCGATAAGCTCGACGAGCTCAACGCCGTAGTTCCACGAGTAAATGAGATAGGCGTATCGCTCCGTGCTGAGAATCAGGTAAATAGCCTGCCTCAGCGACTCGAGCTCATCTACCATGCCGCGAATACGCCCATGCTCAATATCCAGAGCGTAAGTAAGACTCGGTTGAGTCTCGACCTCAAGCGTCAGGAGGTCATTGTCTACTTTCGGTATCATGTAGGTGCCTCCACTCTGTCTATGATAATAAACTTCTGCCCGCCGTCGGTACGGAGAAGCAGCACTTGCTCGCCGGCTTTCAGCCCGAGGTGGACCTTGAAGGCCTTCTTGCCCTTATAGGCATGCTTGTGGCTCGCAAATGAAGCGTCTCCGCTTCCGCCCGCGGTGTTTTCGGTCTGATGGTCTACCGTCATATAAACGGTATAGTCCCGGACCGCGTTCGTCAGGATAAGCTGCGCTGCGGTGAGTTCGAGCTTCTGGTCGACCTGCACCTTGAGCGGCGATACGCTCGTCACCTTGCCGAGAACGAAGGCGAAGGGCTTAGCGGCGTTGACCGCCTCGAGCGCGGCGCGCTTTACGTTTTCTAAAAAACCGTTCATATCAAGTGACAAATGTACCACCTCGCAATTTCAGGTCCATCAGGTGCTGCTCTTGCTTGAACTTGTGCGTCACCGACTCGACCAGTAAGTAGCTCTGGACATTGATGTCCCCGAGCCCCAGCTTAACAATAACGGACGAGCCCGCCCGGACTCTCGTATCACCGAGCGCGTCGGAGATAGAGAGCGAGCGGGTTTTCGTGTTGTAGAGCTTCAAGAGGGCCTCTGCCTTTGCCGCGCCGCTTGCGGAGAGCTCGACGGTATCGGTGTATTGCAGAAGGCCCCACTTGTTGATATTCGAGCTGTCCTTCGCAATGAAGATTTCGCGCTTGCCCGAATCTTTGTTCTCAAAGGTAATCTTGATTTGGTTGTAGGTCTGCTTGTCGATGGTGCTCGAATAGGAGTACTCGCCGATAGTGTCGGCGTCGATAAGCAGATTCAGCTTCATGCTCTCTATGTCCTGCAGCGTCAGCTTGCCGACTTTATCGTAAAGCACATAGAGCTTAGTTTTCGCCCGTAGCGTTTCGTCAAGCGCATTCTGGGCAATGTCAAAGAGCGTAGTATTGTCCTCGGTCCTCGAGCCGATAACGTACCCCGTGTCCTCAAGCGTTCCCACGCTGAGGCCGAAGTCCTCGGCTATCATCTTGATAACGTCGCTCGCTTTCTTGTTCGAGTAGACATAGGTGTCCTTGTTCTTGAAGTAGCGGAGCTGGTCGTAGGCGGTAACCTCGATAACGTTCGGCGTACGCCCCGAACGGCTCTTCGTAAAGACAAAGCCGTAAAACATGTCCGTCCCATCGACGGACAGCTTTACGGCGTCTCCTTCCTGAAAAGACAAGACGGAATCCTTTACCACGGAAAACTTGAGCTTTCCGGGAGAGCCCTTGCGGTCCCACGAAAGGCTGATACCTTCCTCAACAATGGGGTAGAGAATCGTGCTGCCGCTCTGAATGATTAAATCTACTTTACTCATGGAATCGTCAACACCTGCCCCGGGTAAATAAGGTTAGGATTTTTTATCTTGCCCTTATTCGCATTATAGATTTTTGTGTACTGCGCTCCATTGCCGTAATACTTCTTAGCGATGTTCCAAAGGCAATCGCCCTTCTTTACGGTATAGGATTTCGTCTTAGGCTTGCTCGAAGTCTCGCGCTTCTTCTCCTCCTTAATAGTCGGCTTGCGCGCAGCCGCGGCCGGTTTCGTAACCGTGACGGTCTTCGTCGCATAGTCGATATACTGCTTGAGCGTTACCGAAACGGTCACGTCCGGGCCTTTTGTGGCGTCCTCTGTGATGTTGTAGCTCTCAAGGCTTACTTTCATATTCGTGTCGAACAGAAGTCTCCCAGAGGGCGACACACGGCTCACGATGAAGCGGAACGGAGTCTTGCTTGTCATGTAGTTCTCGAAAACGCTGAGGTAGTAGTCAGGCTCGCGAAAGGAGTCCGCAAAAGAGTACTGCCCCAGCATAGGGAGAACAACGTCAAAGCTAATTTCGGTCAAGCCGGGAGAGCGCAGAAAGTTTATATCGCCCTCATTGACAAGGGTAAGCGTTTTGTTGTTCCCCTTGATTTTGGTCGTCAGCTTCTGCGGCGTAACCGGCAAAAGCAGACTTCCGAAGTAAAAGCTATACATTATTCATGCACCCCCTCAGCAGCGACCTCGAGCGCTTCCGCGAAGCCCTCAGTCAGAGTATTCAGCACGCCGTCAAGGTCCATATCGGAGTCAATGCGGTTAGTCATGCCGGTCATATCGATTTTGACCTCGGCGGTCGTGAAGCGGTTGATTGCTTCCTGCTCCGCAAGGTCTCTCATATATTTCAGGTCCTCGGTCGTTTCCTTCAAGGACGCGGCTGCGCTTCCCGCGCTGTCGTTAATGCCGGCGGTGTCCGCGCCGATACCGTCGAGAGCAGTCTGCTCCGCGGAGCTGTCCGCCGCGGCGTCAGCCTTTGCCTGAGCGTAAGCGGCCTGTAAAGCGTCGACAGAAGAATTGAGCTCAGCTTTCAGAGAGTCGATATGCGCGTCTCTTCCGGCCTTCGCGCTCGCGAGCTCGCTCTCATACGCGGCAAGGTCTGCCGCACGAGCGGACTTCGCCGCCTCGTTTTCTGCGGCCGCAGTCGTCGCAAAGGTCACATGCTCGATGGCATCGATACTCACGCCGGGGATTTTATTCAGCACCCCGATGAACTTATTGATAATATCGATAGCGCCGTTAATCATGTTCTGGAGAATCGTCAGTACAGAGACCTTCATATCCCCCATGAAGTTCGCGATTGCGACGCCAGCTTTCTGCCAGCAGAGCTTGAGCTTGTCTACGAGGTCAATGACCCAGTAGACGCCGGTAAAGAATGCGAGCTTGACCGCGTTCCAGCCCACGATAAGTGCGAGCTTGCAAATCTCCCACGCATTTTTAACGCCGCCGATAGATTGAATCCACCGATACATCGCCGCAACAAGTACGCCGATGATAATGGCAATCCAGAGAATCGGATTCGAGAGGAGCGAAACAATAAGGGCCTGATTTGCCGCTACCGCCAGCCACTGGGCAGCAGCGTGGACGACCCATGCAACGGCGAGAATGCCGACCGTAGTAGCCAGCCCCACGAGTACCGCGCTGACCATATCTGCATTCTCTGTGAGGAAGGCGACGATATTATTCAGCCACGAGACGATGGTCGTAAGGACCGGCAGAAGCTGCTCAGCCATAACGCCGGTAAACTCGAGCCAGCTCTCGGAGAGAAGCCGGGTCTGGTTGGCATAGCTGTCCTGCGTGCGGGCAAAGTCGCCTTGTGCATCGGCGGTCGTGCTCATAAGGTAATTGTACCGGAGCATGACCTGCTCGGCCTGAGACATTTCGTTGTAGGCCGTCGTGATACCCTGCGAGAGCGCGTAGGCCTCGAGGTTAGCGACCGACATGTTAATGCCGAGCTGCTTCAAGGGCTCTGTCTCGCCGGAGATACCGGAACGGATTTTCTCGAAGGCGGTCTCAAGGTCAAGGTTGTAGAACGACGCCATATCACCAGCGAGGCCGACCATATCTTTCGACATGTCTACGATGGCGTCGCCGGCAAGTCCGGAAGACTTAAGCATGGCACCGATGGTGCCGGCATACCGCTTTGCGCTCACTTCGTTCATGCCGTAGGCGGCAAGACACTCTTTCGACCACGAGTTGATAGCCTCCGTAGCACTTCCGAAAGTAACGTTGACGACGTTCTGGACTTCGGCAAGGTCGGAGGCATAGTCAATTCCGGTCTTGATGGTATCGAGCGCCTTGCGGGCAATCATCACAAGCCCGATGGCTTTCGCGAGTCGGCTGAAGGCGTCGGTCGATTTATTCGTATGGTCTTCCAACTGGTCCAGCGCGGCGCTTGCTCTGGCAAGCTCTTCGCGGGCCTCTTGAATGGAGGCGGTGTCGATAGCCCGTCCGGACGCGTCCTGCATAGCCTCAAAGCTATTAAGCACGATATTCATCGCCTTATTGATACTCTTGAGCGGGCCGGTCATGCCGTCCGTAAGTACGAGCTGCGACTTGATAAGGGCCATAGGCCTCCTCCTTTCCGGGAGCCGGCACTGAGGCTTGACCCGACTTTACCTCAGTGCTTTTTCCCGTGTTTTGCTTTGGCCGCTTCTTTCTTCTCCTGCTCGACCTTTATATCGATAGCGGCGATAATGAACGCCTGAGTATACGGGTCCATGTCAAGGAAGACATTCGGCGGCCACTTGAACTTGTGGAGACAGTAATAGACGTAGTTCGCCTCAGGGTCGTCTCCGAGTATTAGTTTTTTGCTTCTTCCACCATTTCGTCGCCGGACTGGAAGCCGTTGACCTGCAGGACCTTAGTGGAGTAGTCCTCGAACTCAGCGGGAGTCAGCATAGTGGTGATAAGCTGCTCCGCGCCCATAACGCCGTAGCTCTGCTGGAGCTCCGCGTCGTTCAGATTCGGGAACACCGTGCAGCGGACGGCCACCTTCGCGAGGTAGGCGTTTGCGTCGAAGTCCTGCGTAAACTGGCCCTTGCGGCCGGGTACCGGGACGGTACGCATGCAGGCCCTTCTCAGGCCCGCATTCTCCGCTGCGGTAATGCAGCAGATTTCCCACGGCATAGCCTCACCGGTATCGGGGTCAACGAAGCGGTCAGAAGCGATAAAGGTAACGTTGTCGATTTTCTTTGCGTTCTGAGCAAGGAACGCAGTCAGATTCTTAGCCATAATAAAATACCTCCTGTTTTATGTCGGTTTACTGCATGCCGTTCAGCAAGCTAAAGGTCTCGGGCATTTCCCAGTCGTCGAAGGTGCCCTCGAGTTCCTCGTCGAGAGTCTCGGCGTCGGCGTCAAACTTCGCCAGAATACCGCCCTTAGTGAGGCAGTTCTTCAAGATGATAGTCTGGCGGCCGACAGAAGCGGTCGGGTCTTCGTTCGCGACCTGAATATCGAACGTAGGCATAAAGCCGGTACGCTTATACTCGAGGAGCATTTTGCGGAAAACGGACTGGTTATAGTGGGCGGTGCCGCTCCACGTACCGGACCAGCCGGTCGGCTTATTGCCCTTGCCGGACTTGCCGAGGATAGGCACCTCCGCTACGGAGATGTCCATTTTGGACTCGAAGGAATAGAGCTGCATGAAGCAGTATCTATTGCCGTCGGCCAGTGTGATATATGCGGAAGCCTGAGAGCCCGCAATCGCGTCAAGCGCGTTCATAATAGGCTGAGCCATAATTCAAACCTCCTTACATGATGATAACGCTCATATAGAGCTGAGCCATAGCGTTCACGACGTTCAGGTCCTTCACGGTGCAAAGGACGGCCTTCTTCGTGTCGCCCTGCTCCACGGTTACGCTGTCGGGGTCGAAGTCCTCGATAGCGCGAATAGACTCGAGGTCCTGATGGAGCTTGCAAATATCGTTCCAGAGAGCGATTCTGCCGGCCGCGTCGTTCGGCACGGTGCCGAGGTAGCGCGTGTTAAAGAGGACCGCTGTATCGTTCGCAATCTGGTCGCAGACGCGGATAGTCTGATTCGACTTGAAGACGTCGCCCTTCGTGTCGGAGACAGTAATCAGGGAGTCGATGTCCTCAAGAATGCGAACATCGCCGTTGACATTGTGGAACATCAAACGGCCGGCCTTGATTGCTGCCTCGAGCTCGGCCTGCGTTCTGTCCACGTCGACAGTGAGCTCGCCGTCGTACTTCTTGTTCGTGTTGGACTTATTCACAGCGCAGCCCGCAGACGCGCCAGTCATCCAGTACACAAGGCCGTACTGACCGAGGCCGGAAATGCCGGAATCGTAGTCCGTCACCTTGCTGCCGATTTCGATAACGCCCTCATAGTCTGCGAGCTTCTCGTTGGAATCGAGGTTGAAAATAACGGTCTGGAACTTCGCGCCGACCTCGTCGCGGAGGCGCTTTGTGTAGTTGATATACAGCTTGATAGTGGTCGAGTCGTCGGACGGGCAGCCGAGAGTATTGAAGCTATAGCTCTCAAACTTATCGAGCGCCGCCTGATGAGCCGCCGCGTTTGCCGTGCCGTTCGTACCACCAGTGAGCGGGGTCTTCGTAGTCGCGGCGAGAGACGCGGTAGTCTTCCACGTTACGAAGTCGTTATCCTTGAGCGCGGTAGCCGCAGCCACGGTCTGCGCATCGAGGAGAGTCGTATCGTAGTAGAGGCTGACGTCGAAGAGGCTGGAGTTGTCAGCGTTCGCCGCAATAACCACATAGAGCTTGTTGCCGGCAACGCCGGAATACTTCGCCGTGCAGTAAGCGCAAGCGGCCTTAGCGCCTCCGCCGTTCAGACGATAGGCGTAGAGGGTCTGCGTGTACTGGAAGAGCTCGCGCAGAGGCAGCAAAGCGTCGTCAGTGTACGCATGACCGAAAATCTTGAGGCTGTTCTTCTGGAAGTCGCCGCTCGTCACGGTAAAGACCGTGCTGTCGGGACCCCAGTCCAGCATAAGAGGCATGGCCGCATAACCTCTGTCGGAGAGAGTAGCGGACGCCTTAGCCACGCTGGAAAAGTTGATATACGTGCCGGGGAGTACCTTGTTCTGTACTGCCCAGATTCCACCGCCAAGGGCCATATTATTTCACCTTGCCTTTCATAAAGTTTTCGATAGCGGTATCAACCTCTTCGAGGGTGTACCACTTACCGTCCTCCAAAAGCGCGCCCAGAAGGTCACGGCGCTTAGCGTAGCGCTGAGACCTCAAAAGCTGCTCTTTGGAGTGAGTAGGAGCGGCGGGCTTTGCCACCGCAGTAGCTTTCGCCATATCAGTTTCCTCCTTGTTCAATTTTAAGAGTTCCCATCTTGACCTCCTCAGCCGTCTTATACGTGAAGTGGTTATAGGAGACGAGAAAGTGAAGCACTCCGTCCGTCACCTGAAAACTCATGTCCGTACCGCGCAGCTTATCGCCACCCGGCAGGTCAATCACTTCAAGCACCTCGGTGAGGGTATCTGCCACGCCGTAGCAGTCCTCACGCCCGGCCTTCGGAAAGTAGAGAACATCGAAACGAGGAAGACGTTTCTTGCGCTGCGCCGGGTAGTCCGTGACCTCGGCGTTAACCAAAAGCACAATAAAAGCAGGTTGCCGAAGCCCCTGCTTTACTGCGTTTGATTCGATATGACTGCCGGGAAAAGCGGACCGCAGGGCCAGCGTGATTCCGTCTAAGATAATGTTTGTACTAATTTCCGCCATTGCAGACCTCCTTCAGCTTCCGAAGCACCATCTTCTCAAGCACAGACGGCGCGATTCGTTTCAGCTTTTCCTCAGAGATAGTCAGCATATACCGGCCCTCGACCCAGCCGCCGCTTACGGTACGATGACCGAACTCGACATACGAGGCGTACTCGACCGGATTTATGATTTCGACCATATACGTGTTCCCGGACTTTGTGACGGTCAGGGACTGCGCATACTCGCGGCCGGCTTTACCGTTCTTAGCACCCCAGCCTCGGCGGAGGGTACCGCCTTTCTTGCCAGAGCCTTTCGGGTACTTGCCGACCGGGGTAGCCGGAATAACGAGAGCCAGAAGCCTTGCGGCGAGCTCTTTACTACAGGCCACGCAGAGGTCGTCTATCTCAGAGTCGCTCAGCTTTTCAAAGCCTTTCGCGAACTCCCTGAACTGAGAGAAGTCGCAGCGTCCCCAGCGGGACATTAAGCGTACTCCTTGAATGGGACGAGCGGTATCTCCTGATGACAGCTATAGACCGCAGGAAGGCCGGACCTCGCATAAGCGGTAGTCCGGCCTTCCTGCGTTACAACTATCTTAGAGCCCGCCGGAATTTCTACGGTCTTCGAAACAAAGAGCTTGACAGACTGCTGAATCAGCGGTGCGCTGTCCTGCTCGGTCGTGCTTGAGATACTTGAGAAGGACAAACGGCAGGGCTCGCCGTGGAGCTTCTGGACCTCCGTAGGCTCGTCCCGGCCGTTTGCCTTATTTACCGCTGTCTCGAGGACATAAACATCGCAGAGGCCGTCCCAGAGCCTCCGTAGAGCGTTCTGATAGCTTTTCACCACACCAACCTCCTAAACGCCGCGATAAGCTCCGCGTCAGGGTTTACCATCTTCGCGAGCATTGCGTCAAACTGGTTCTCGAAAGAGCCGGTATCGGCAATCGCGAAGGTGACGGAGGTGTCGCCCTCAGAAATGCTCTTAGCCGGCGCGTCGAAGTCGTAGACCTCGGAGAGCGCGCCGGAAGCCTTCTTGTCTGTGAGGAACATGCCCGCAGCCATATCCGCCCAGACATAGAAAAGACCCTCAGGCACTTCGAGTTGATTCGTTCGTACCTTTAGGGTCGTCTCGGCTTTCTTAATATTGTAATCAAGCGCCGCGCTGTCGGTCTCGGTCACGGTATAACCGAGAGCCGACAGTCGGGCGGTTACTGCCGCGAGTATCTCCATACTGTTCCTCCTTAGACGATTTCGTACCAGCCCTTAGTCTTCGGGTTGTCGCCCTCGCCGGGAGTAACCGCAACATAGCCGTTGCCGACCTTCGCGTAGTAGGTCTTAGAAGCAGAGGCGGTTGTATCAGTGGAGACCGTCGCGGCGCCCTTGAAAATCTTGACGTCCTTCGTCTCGTCGGTGAGGGCGGCCAGATAGTACTTACGGGAGTAAATGCTGTTCTCACGGGTGTTCGGGTCGCGCTCCTGCTCAACCTCAGTACCCTTCTTATTGAAGAGGGTGACCGCTTCCTTCGTTGCCATGTAGACGGAGCCGCTGACGGCGTCCTTCTTCGTGTAGATGTTCACGCCGGCGACGGTGCCGATATAGCCGTTCTTCGCGAAGGCCTCAACATACTGCAGAGTGTCCTTGAGTTCCTTACGGAGCTCAGCCACATCAGCGGGAGAGACGAAGGCGAAGATATTCACACCCTCGAGGTCCTCGAGAGCGAGAACGGACTGCGCATCGGCAAAAGCATCGAAGTTCAGCTTAGTTACAACGACAACCTGAGTCGCCTTGGCGAACTCGCCGTAAATGTCGGCGTTGACAGTGTTGAACATGTCGGTACCCATGTGCTTAGTGCCGACAGGGACGAGCTGCGGGTCGGTCATAGCCTGCTCATCGTAGTACTTGAATCTGTTCTGAGCAAGCTGAATGCGATACTCGCGAGGAGTAAAGCCGACCTCAATACTCTTAGAGTTGCCGGCGCCCATAGCCAGCTTCTCAGTGCCGTCAGTAGCCTTGTAGACGTTAATCTTACGAAGCATGCCGGCCGTGCCCTCAAGGGCGTTGTCCACGGTGCAGAAGGTCTGCAAGTCGAGATGGGACTTGTACTGGTCCTCAATCTCGTTGGACAGATAAAAATTGTCATAAACGGTATTAGCCATTATTTCGTTCCTCCATCATAAAGTTTTTTGTACTCTTCGGGGTGTTTCTGAGAGAAGTTAAATCTCTCAGTAGGAGAGAGCTTCCTGAAGTTTTCCAGCGTCAACTTGCCGTCAGGCGCCGGGTCTCCGCTCTCGCCGGGCTTAAAGCCCTCAAAATTGTTCTGCTCTTTAGTCTCGAACATAAAACCGCTATCGGCCGCAGAAGCCAGCTTCTTAATCTGGTCGGCCAGACCCTTAACGGCGCCGTTCTCGTCGAGCTCAGCCTTATCGAGGTCAAGCAGTGCCTTCACGGCTTTTACGTTCTTCGCTTTGGCAGCAGACAGAGCCAACTCAACGGCGTTATCGATTTTGAGGCGCTTGATTTCTGCCTCGTGGGCCTTCGTCGCTGCGGTGTTCTCAGTCTGGAGAGTAGCGATTTGCGTCTTGAGTGCCTCGACGTCGCCGGTAGAGGCCTTAAGGGTCTCAAGCTGCTTGTCGCGCTCCTTGACGGTATCGGCGAGAGCTTTCTTCTCGGTGTTCAGAGTGTTGAAGTCTGCACGCGCCACGAAGTTCTTGCCGATTTCCTCGGAGACCTTCTTATCAATCTCCTCGGAGTACGCTTCTCCCAAAATAGTTTTCAGCCAGTCCAACATTTTGTCCTCCTGTCTCCCGCTGTCCTTTTTATCCGGCCAGTCCCGGTATTGCGGGTACGCTATTTGTTGTCCGCCGCGTAAGGCGGTAATTTTTGTATGAAAAAAGCGCCGCCTGCCAAAAAGCAGGGACGCTCTAATCAACTATTGCTTCTGTGGGGCTCCACGGTCTCCCGTATCGCGTTTTAACTGAGGGGCCCTTAGATTTACCCTCTG